TGAATGGGGCTTTGACCTTGAATGGAACCCTTGTGGTTGGATGGAAAAATCCACATGGGCACGTATCAAGCTAGATGCTCTCGTGCATGAAGACGAACAAAGTGCACGTGTAATTGACTACAAGACAGGTAAAAAGTTTGGCAATGAAATAGGCCACTCGCAGCAGTGCTTGTTATATGCAATTGCTACTTTCTTTAGATACCCACACATAGACTTTGTGCAGACCGAGCTATGGTATCTAGATAAAGGCGAGACAACTAAGAAATCCTTCACAAGAGAACAAGCGATGCAGTTCGCTCCGGGCTTTCACAGACGTGCAATTGCAATGACTACTTGCGAAGACTTTTCACCAACGCCAAGTAAAGACTCTTGCCGATGGTGTTCTTATGGAAAAGGCGACTACCCCGAATGTTCGTGGGGCGTCAACTAACAGCTCTCCGTACCAACCCCCACCCCTAGGTTGGTTACTCCCCTTCCCCGCCCCCTCCAGCGGGGTTTTTTTTTACCTAAAATAAGAGGCAACAATGGGAACTATACTACTGCGCTTACTCACTCTCATGGAAATTGTGTTATTCATAAAACACTTTAAGGAGCAATCTAAAAATAATGAAACAGATAAGCGTGTATCACTTAGTGAGGATGAAGCATGAAAAAATATAGAGTAGCGGTGGCATATGAGTCTGGATTTGTTGTCGAGGTAGAGACTCCCAATAGCCAATTAGCGAGAAATCTTGTCATGGAAATGATTGACGAGGATGGCATTCCAGAGGATGCAAAAGTGTTGCACAGAGATTATTTTATTACTGATGTAAAAGTGGATGATCTGACAACATGCAAATGATGTACAACAGAGATGGCACACTAATAGAGTACACCCTGAAGACAGATCCGCCAGAAGCGATGTATTGGACGACTTACCGATTGAAAAAAAGGGATATACAGATCATAACAAAGACTGACAAAGCTACAGCGGCACAAATACGACAGGAAATATTCGATGACATTATTAGCAGAGAACCAAACATTAAAACGACAAAGGACAAAGTACATAAAGAGCGTCAAAGTACCTCACAAGAAAATGCTAAAGGAAGGCAAAGCCAACGCAAAACTAGGCGACGTAATAACAATTAAGAAGTGGAAAGGATTAAAAATATACTCATTGACACTAGAAGAACGAGTGTCATGTCCAGATTACTGCGAACAATGGGATAATTGCTATGGTAACAACATGCCGTTTGGTCATAGGTTTGATCATACTCACCCAGATTTCTTACCGCTCTTACGAGAGCAACTTGTCGAACTACTAACTAAACACCCTGAAGGCATCGTCATACGTCTTCACGTACTCGGTGACTTCTTTGACATTGACTATTGCATTTTTTGGGTACAAATGCTCATAGAACACCCTAACCTCAAAGTGTTTGGCTATACGCATCACAGACTGTCTACTGAGATGGGTCAAGCTGTAGACTCTATCAACCGTATAGCGCCAGACCAATCAGCAATACGGTTTTCAGACGACCACACAACAGATTTTGCTGCGTATACAGAAAATACTGTAGGGACAGTATTCAAAGGTATCTATTGCCCAGAACAAACAGGTAAGACTGCAAGCTGCGCAACGTGCGGATATTGCTGGTCTTCAGATCAACCAGTAATTTTTCTTGAACATTAAATATAAGCTGTGCTAATATTATTTGTAATCAATGAGTGATCAAATATGCAAGAAGCATTCGAACATCAAAAGACAACTACAGACTTCATATTAAATAACGAACGAGTACTTGTAACATCTGACCCCGGCACTGGCAAAACGCGCAGTGTTATCGATGCATTTGTACGGCGCAGTAAAAGCAAAATGCTTGTGCTTGCCCCGCTATCTATCCTTGAAGCATCATGGGGAGACGACATAAAGAAGTTTGCTCCGCAGCTAACGTTTGCCGTTGCATACGCAAAGAACCGAGAAAAAGCATTCTTAGAAGACGTAGATATCGTCATCACTAACCACGATGCAGTTAAATGGTTAGTTAAGAACAGCAAGTATTTAGACCAATTCGATATGTTGTGCATCGATGAGTTCACAGCATTCAAGAACAAAGACAGCCAACGCAGTAAAGCTGCACTTAAAATTGCACAGCACTTTAAGTACCGCGTAGCAATGTCAGGTACCCCTAACAGCAACACTATCCTTGACATCTGGCACCCGACACTAATCATTGACGACGGTGAACGGTTAGGTCGCAGGTTCTACGGCTTCAGATCAGCTGTCTGTACATCACACTTCAATGGCTTTGCTAACGAATGGGTAGACAAAAGCGACGCTCAAGAGATTGTTGCTGCAGCGCTGCATGACATAAACATTCGCTACAAGCTAGAAGAGTGTATCGACATGCCAGAGCAGACTACACGTCAAATGTACGTGACTCTGCCAAAAACTATCCAAAGCCAATACATAGCGCTAGCTGAAGACTCAGTACTGTACACAGGTAAAACAACAATCAATGCTGTACACGCCGGTGCCAAAGTTAAAAAGCTACTGCAGCTGTGCACTGGCGCTGTGTACGACGAACACGGTGTAGCACAGGGCATACATTCAGAGCGATATGACTTAGTTATGCAACTTGTGCAAGAGCGGAAACACTCGCTAGTTGCATTCAACTGGAAGCACGAACGTGACCACATGACAGCGCTAGCTGACAAATTAGGTATATCGTACGGCGTTATAGATGGCAGCACACCAAGCCACAAACGCAAAGATATCGTTGACCGCATACAAGCTGGTCAGCTGCAAGTAGTGTTTGCACACCCGCAATCAGCAGGCCACGGTCTAACCATGACCAAAGCTACATCGATTATATGGTCGTCGCCAACGTACAACGCAGAGCATTACCAACAATTCAACCGACGTATCTACCGTGCCGGTCAAACACAACGCACTGAGATCATACAGATCGCAGCTAAAGATACGTGGGAAACAGATGTATATGAAAAACTAGACAGTAAACTTACACGAATGGAAGAACTATTAACGATTCTTAATGAGCTACACAAAAAAGGAAAGACTAATGGTTAATGAACAAACAACAATTAATGACTTAATTGCTTCTCGAGCAGCCATCAAAGATCAAATGGATGAGCTTAATCGAGAGTTAAAAAGCTTGCGTGAGACACAAGATAATATCGATGTCTTACTGCTCAAGAAGATGGATGCTGAAGGTTTGTCACGCACTGCGAACGACAAGGCTTCTGTATCGATCAATGAGGATATGGTACCTGAAGTTATTGACTGGGATCTGTTATACGATCACATCATAGCTACCAGAGACCTTAGCCTCTTGCACAGACGCGTCAGTTCAACTACATACAAGGAATTGCAGAAGCTTGGCGAAGCAGTCCCCGGTTTGCAGCCACGAACTGTACGTCGAATCAACTTTAGATCACTTTAATTTATCAATGAACAAGGAACAATGAACTATGAGTAGCACAGCGTTAGCAATCCCAGAAGACAAAGTACCAGCATACATCAAGAAAGCAGAAGGCGTAGGCCGTGGCAATGAGAACGTTGGCAACAACGTAACCATTCCCCGAGTCAAGCTGTTACAAAAAATGTCTGACGAAGTAGATAAGCATCATGCCAACTATGTTAAAGGCGCAGAGCCCGGCCACTTCCTCAACACCTTGACCGATCATAACTACGGTGAAGAACTGTATGCCATCAGCATTACGTTCAAACACGAGTTCACTGTTTGGCGCAAGCGTGATGCAGGCGGCGGTTTGTTGGGTTCTTTTAGCTCACAAGCAGAAGCACAAGATGCAATCAACGCGCAAGACAAGCCTCAAGACTATGACATCACCGAGACTCACACTCACGTGTTGCTGCTCAAAGATCCTGAGACAGGTAGCCTTGAACCCACCCCAGTAATCATGGACTTTGCCAGCTCCAAGCTACGTATCTCTCGTAACTGGAACTCGCAGATCGGCATGAAAGGTGGAGACCGATTCTCTGGTCTTTGGAAGATCAAGTCGGTAGCTGTAGAAAACCGCATGGGCAACGCGTTTATGAACGTAGACGTTGAGTTTGTCGGTTGGGCTCAAGAAGAAGATTACAAACTGGCCGAAGCGTTATATGAGCAGTACTCGTAATCTACTGAGTCGTGCATGAACGAGCACGGGTTTGTAAAATCCGTGCATCGTCATCTTCCTTCTGACGTATTCGTCTGGAAGATACACGACACGTTTGCTGGCGGGGTACCAGATGCATTTTATGCTGGCCCCGCTAGTATTCTATTTGTCGAATACAAGTACGTAAAGAAACTGCCAAGCAAAGATACAACTGCTATAAGGACATCGCTATCCGTGCAACAAGCACTCTGGTTAGATCGACTAGCAACTTACAACCAACGCGCTGCAGTAATAATCGGCTGCGAAGAATCTGCCATTGTCCTCGAGCAAAAAGAATGGAACAACTACCTTTTAAAATCTGATTACCAAAAGCGTGCCGTGTCTAGAAAAGAAGTAGCCGACTGGATAACGGGAGTTGTCTGTGGAAACTAGACTAGAGAACTTGCAACGTGAGTGGAAACTAAAAAAGCAACGCGATAAAGTCACACAGACAGAAGCAGCGGCTAAAATTGGGTGGACACAAAGCGCGTTTAGTCAGTACCTGAGTGGGACAACAGAGCTAAACCCGTCCGCTATCATAAAATTAGCTAAGTACCTCGACATACCGCCCTCTAAAATAGATCCAGAATTGTATAGCGATCTAACCTGCCCATTTTGCCAAAATAAGCTTTAAAATCTGCAGCACTAAGCCCTTGTTAACGCTCTACTTTTCACGTAGGAGCGCCTCTCTCAACCCCTAAAATTAACGCTTTTTAGGCGTATAACCCTTGTTGGTTTTTGACTTAGGCATGCGAGCTTTCTTTGGTTTTTGGTTTATGCAAGGTTGTCCTTTGTGCATATTAAGGCTCCGTTGGCCACTGAACTTGGTCAAGGCTGGTTACCCCTTCCAAGTTAGCAGGAATATCTCGCAACTGTTGGCGGTACGATGCCCACCAACCTTTAACAGTTGGGCTGAGAGGTGAGTCAGGCATTTGGGTCCAATCGGATTTAGCTAATCGTATATCACGCTCATTACGAAGTAGCTCCATAAAACGAGCAGAGTCAAAGTTCCACTGCATGTTTTCCCATGCATAGTACTCGCCCGGCCTAGCAGTTCGCGTTGACCACTGACCGTTGTCATAGACCCATGTATTTATTACTTGGACATCGTTAGAAGTGTACGGTATATGGATAGCTAATAAATCACCGTACATTTGACCATTGTAAAATGCAGAGTCAGTACTGGGAGAGATTATGCTTACCACCTCGCCGTTAGCATTTACCATTGCAACTTTAATCATTAAAACCTCGCAAGCATCTCTACTCTGGATGATGAGTTTGTAACTGGTGGTAACGAAAAATATATCGTTCCATACGGATCAACTAAAGAGCTGAGCTGATCGTTAGTAAAATCAAACTTAACTTTATAAGCAAGACCGCTAGTGTATGACGGGGCTTCAGGCGCAAAACCAAAAAACCCATACGCGTTCATGCATGCCCATGTGTTGTTTAGTAGCTCCCCGCCAACGTTAGGATACACACTAGCAAAAGTAGAGGAGGAAGGGGTAGTTACTCTAGACTGATAAACCCTGCTAGTGCCGTATTCAGAAGTAAATGCTAAATTGCCAGATGAGTTGTAGACATTTAATCCATATCCACTAGACGGGACAGTTAGTGTTTGCGACTTAGTAAGTATTATGTAGTCAATACTTTGCCCTGTACTACTAAAACTATCATAAAAGTAAAATCTAGGCGTAGCTCCACCAATACGATCAAGCAACATACTAAACTTGTAAACACCGCTAGGAGTAGAAGGCTTAGCAAAAATAATTATATCATCAGGCGTGCCAGAAGGAAGATTAGTAGGAGTTGCCCCAGCTCCGGGTGATTGAGTAGTTACAGTGCCAGAACCAAACACAGACACGTTGTCAAAAGGTTCTGCAACCTGCACAAAACCAGATGCGTTACTAACTGTCATACCATAACTCATACTCGAAATACCTGTATGCTGTAATACCTAGTCAAGTTATTTAAGTTTTGTACGTTTAAAACGCCGGTAGACCCATAAGTAAGTTTTACGTATGTAGCGTCGCCACCTTCAGAGTTAAACCCCCACGTACCGTCGTTAGTTAAGCCCGGCACGTCTATAGTAGTAGATTGATTAGCAGTAAGAGAGCCAAAGTGATAGCTAACATACCTGACAAGCCTATCCGTTAAAGTTACAACAAGTGTACCTGAAGAGTTGTATATTTCTAACCCATACGCACCGCTAAGAACGCCGTTAAGTGAAATATTAGTTGTGCCACCAACGGCACCGAATGGATTACTAACAACATTCCAATAAAAGCCAACGCCACCATCTACGGTAAAACCACTAACTATGGCACTACTCGATAGTGTTGTGCTCCCAACAGTGTACGAAGTGAAAACATCCCTGTAGCTTTGCCAGCTATCAGATGCGGATATAGTGGGATTATCTAAACGCAGATAAACACGGTTATTGGGTGATTCAGCCGCCCAGCGAGTACCATGTACTATATATTCTTTGCCGCCTACGCCAACAAAAACGCTTGATCCTATATCACCATAAAATAAAGTCGGGCCGCTATCGTAACCATAGTAAGTGTACCCGGTCGATGCCAAATAAGCAGAGCCTACCGTAATGGGAAAGACAACATTTGCCATCTTAAGCGCCTAGATTACCTAACTTGACGCGAAGCGTGCCGCTAGCGTCGTATACTTTTATAGCCCCATTGCTATCCATGTAAATAGAACTAGCGGTGCCATCTGTGTCAGATGATATAGTTAGTTTTTCAGCGTCTATAGAATCGGCCCCAATTCTTGTAGCGTCTATAAGACCAGCGGTTATTTTTTCAGCGTTGATGTTGAGTATCTTAGCATCGTCGATGGCAGCTTCACCGATCTTGGCATTTGTTATAGTACCATTAGCGACAAACGCGTCGCTTATATACACACCTGCCGGAACTTCTACGCCGTTTATTTCAGTAGCAGTAGCAATAACAGTAAACGGAATAACAGGATCGCCAGTATCAGTAGCGCCTTTTAGGATAGCAAAACGATCAGCGTTAACGATAAACTCGCTTACTATTTCGCCAGCATCGTTGGGTGCAGACGCAAGTCCATACCCAGCTACTGCGCCGTTATTGTCTATTTTAACTGTATACTTTGCGTTAAGGCCGTTTATTGATTCAGCTGCTGCTTCTACAGCCGCTGCATTGGCACCGACCACGGACGAAAGCGCACTTACTGCAGTCGATATTGCACTATTAGCTTCGGTTTTAGTGTAATAAGATTCCGTAAGCGTTGCAGAAGTTACATAATCTTCAAGGTCAGTAGTTGAAGCAAGGTCAAGAGTAGCGGCGGTTATAGCATCGTCTGTATCAGCAGAAGTATAATAATTACCAGTAAGCGTCGCGGTAGTTGCATAATTATCCAAATCTGCACTAGACGCCAGACCAAAAATCGCAGTAGCAATTGCTTCATCGGCAGTAGTTTTAGTATAGTAATTCTCTTCAAGACTGGCTGTAGTAGTGTAGTCTTGAAGGTCAGTAGTAGAAACCAAATTTAAAACTGCCGCCGCAATTGCGTCATCAGCCCCAGTTTTAGTATAGTAAGTTTCCTGTAAATCAGCTGTAGTAGTATAGCTATCAAAATCGCTAGCAGAAGCTAACCCTAAAACAGCAGCTGCAATTGCGTCATCAGCCCCAGTTTTAGTGTAGTAAGTTTCCTGTAAATCAGCTGTAGTAGTGTAATTGTCAAAGTCGCTAGCAGAAGCTAACCCTAGAACAGCAGCAGCAATTGCGTCATCTGCAGTAGTTTTAGTATAGTAGTTTTCTTGTAAGTCAGCCGTAGTAGTATAGTTGTCAAACTCAGTAGCGGCTGCTAACCCTAAAACAGCAGCTGCAATTGCGTCATCTGCAGTAGTTTTAGTGTAGTAATTTGTAGTTAAATCTGCGGTAGTAGTATAGTTACCTAACTCTGTATCTACGTATGTTTCAGAGGCTAACCCAAGCACGGCAGCAGCAATTGCTTCATCGGCTCCAGTTTTAGTGTAGTAGTTTGTAGTTAAATCTGCGGTAGTAGTATAGTTACCTAACTCTGTATCTACATACGATTCAGATGCTAACCCTAAAACAGCAGCTGCAATTGCTTCATCAGCCCCAGTTTTAGTGTAGTAATTTGTAGTTAAATTTGCGGTAGTAGTATAACTGCCTAATTCCGTGTCTACGTATGTTTCAGAGGCTAACCCAAGCACGGCAGCGGCAATTGCTTCATCGGCTCCAGTTTTAGTGTAGTAGTTTGTAGTTAAATTTGCGGTAGTAGTATAGTTACCTAATTCCGTGTCTACATACGTCTCAGACGCAAGCCCCAATACAGCAGCTGCAATTGCTTCATCTGCAGTAGTCTTAGTGTAGTAGTTTGTAGTTAAATCTGCGGTAGTAGTATAGTTACCTAATTCCGTGTCTACGTACGTTTCAGAAGCTAACCCTAAAACAGCGGCAGCAATTGCTTCGTCTGCAGTAGTCTTAGTGTAGTAGTTTGTAGTTAAATCTGCGGTAGTAGTATAGTTACCTAACTCTGTATCTACGTATGTTTCGGAGGCAAGTCCCAAAACTGCTGAAGCTATTGCTTCGTCTGCGGTAGTTTTAGTGTAGTAGTTTGCAGTTAAATCTGCGGTAGAAGTATAGTTACCTAATTCCGTGTCTACATATGTTTCGGAAGCTAAACCAGTAGTGGCCGATGCTATTGCTTGGTCGGCTTCAACCGCAGTGTAATACTCTTCAAACAGTGTAGCCCGCGTAGCTGGTAGCCCAGTATCAGGGTCGTTTATTTGAGATTGCAACCCATATAAAGCTAAGGCAGAAGCAGATGTAGAAGTAGCAGAAACATTATTTAGCTCTACAATGGCAGCAGCATTTTCACCTACAAATTCGCCTAAGCTAGTGTAATCACCAAGCAACTGCCAGTAATTAGTATCAGTGGGTAAATTACCAGTTGTTGGGGCTGTTGCACGGTACAACCCACCTTCGTAAGTTACCTGATCATCTATAGCGTAAGAAGTAGCATTATCATACTCAGTTACAGAAATTAGATCATTTATTTGGCTTTGTAGATTTTGACTAGCGGCAGCAACTTCTGCTGCCCTAGCTGCGGCTTCAGTTGAAACGGCTGTAGTTATTGCAGTATTCCTGTCAGAAACTTCCTGCGCTAAAGCCGCTATGCGATCACTAATTTCATCGCCTATAGCTGAGTTTAACTCAGACACCTCATTTGCAATAGTATCGCCAAGGTCAGATATAGCTTCTGTACGGTCATTAATTTCTTGCGTTATAGCGGCAATCCGAGCAGCAGTTTCTTGGGCTAATAAGTACCTAACCGAATTAACAACCGAAGCATCCCCATCTATAAGGTCTATTCTGCTAAGTAAATCTTGGGTTAATTCCGACTCAGATATAGACTCTGCAAGTATCTCTAACAGATACTCAACATCTAACGCTGTCTCAGCTAAAGTCCCAGCCGAAGAGTTAAAAGGACCGGGTATACCGTCCTCACTTACGAACCGTATCCAATAATAGTATGAACTAGACTCTCCAACTGGGTCTGAAAAGGCTATGCCGCTAGATACGCCAACTAGTTGAGCGTCGCCAATAATGTCAGCATCGTGACGCCACACCTCTGTTTGCCCGTGGTTTGTATAGTTTGGAGAGTCCCAAAATAAAAGAATTACCGAGTATGCTCCAGTAGCTGTAAAGCCGGTAGGGGCGGGTGGAACAGTGGTATTTATAGCTGGAGTAATTACAGACGGAGTAAAATCACTACCAGAAAGGTTGGGGTTAAAAGGTCTATCGGTTAAGTCTACCGCTAGCCCGCTATTTATTAACTCTCTTAGCGTAATTGCCCTATCACGCTGATCCCCACGGCGGCCTAATCGCACTTCTACAGCTTCTACTAAGTTCTCTAAATACCTACGAAGCTCCGGGGATATATCCCTAGGTAAGTTAGGTAAGCTAGGTACTTTTGTAGGGTATGTAGTTCGCTTAGTCGTCATAACTCTTGTATCTCTTGCATGCTTTGGGCAAGGCAAACTTCATCAATTGCAACAGAACCTGATACTTCAACTTCCCAAACCTGCGCTATAACAGGCGGTAACCTCATTATAGGTTCACGCAAAGTACCAGTAGACGCGCCAGACGGCACGGTAACTGTTTGTGTATATACACCGCTAGCCTCAGACAAAGAATAGTCGGCGACAAGAGTACCGTCAGCCCACACTTTGACAGCAATAGGGTAATCTTGGGCGTGCACAGACACCCAGCTCATGCTGAGCGGTCTCGGCGTAACAAACTGTTTTGACTTCCATGTAACCTGTTTAGCTTCAGCTCCACCTCTAAATTTTTGTACAGCGCCATCTAAAATCACGTACAGCTCACCATCTTTAGGGTTCATATAGCCGCCCCGAATAGTGCCAGAGTACTCTATAAATGAAAGCGCTGCAGCTTCGGCTCTAGGATCGTATACAAATCCGCCATCTTCCCAAAAAGCCACATAGGTATTTTCGTGCCTAAAAGCTTTGTAAGTAGTAGGGTTAAAATTAGCATTCCATTGTTTAACTGACACTAGGCCTTCAGTGACTACGCTCCCTTCTACTCCACTGACAGCGCACAGCCCATCAGGCCCTGCATACAGTATGTAGCTACCCATATCTACAACGCTATTAACATTTACGCAAGCTTGAGCTAACTCAACCTTAATAGGCGTCATTGCACTTGGATCTGTGCCCGTAACAAAATATGGGGCACCATTAGTAAGGCAGACAACCCCATTACCAGTCGCTCCAATAGCAACTATGTCTTCTTCTAGAGTAATTCTGTAGGATATTGGCCAAGCGTGGGGCAGGTAGGGTTCGCTAAGGCAAAAACGTTTACCTGTAAACCCAGCAAACACACCATTAGCAACGATAATTAACCCTTGCAGAGGGCCATCGGGATACAAAGAAGTGTTATCGTCAGGCGGACCTATCCACGTCTCGCTTGGCAACACTTCGCCTAAAGCAAAAGACGCAGAAGCGTCCTGATACGAAGTAGTTGTGAATGGGACTTCTGCAACGAACTGAAACGTAGTATTAGTAGATCCAGTGTTTGATCTGTATATACGTTTTAACGCGCCGGTCCCAAAGTTATAGTTGCCACTAGGGTGATCAGAAGACGGCATAGGCACAGTAACAGTTTCTGTGTCTGTCCTCTCTAATACATTACTAGCTGGGCTAGGCGGGCCCTCTTCACCGAAAGCAGTTACATACGTGTATACGTACGCTACGTCATCTGGCGTTTGATCTGGATCTGCATCCCCGGTCTTAGAGATAGTGGGGGCGTTTGGTGGCGCTGGAACGCCGAGCCTATAAGAATTAGCAGGGTAACCCGACGTCCCGCTAACTATCGTAGTAACGGTGCCCATTTTAGGGTACTCTTCGCCCGTCCAATACAGCCTATCTAGAGTATCCCCCGGTATCGGGCCGGGGACAGCTTTTACATTAGCTTCTGGCCATTCTAACCAGTTAGTATCCCTGTAATAATAAATAGAGCTTCTATTACTAGACTGCAGCGCAAAAACAGATAGATTAGACGTAATCGGGGTTAATCTACCGGACTCAAAATCTACGTTGACTGCGGTCTGTGCAAACTGTTCCGCTAAAAGCCTAGGCGACACACCCGGCGCTATACCACTGAACCTGTCAATTTTAAAGTAAGCCATACGGTCCTCACATTTTTACGATTTGCAAGTATAAACCGTAAAAACTCTACTTGTCTCGGGCCACGCCCCGAGTTTTTTCAAATGTACGATACGCACCAAGCCCCAACATCCCCATCAAAACAGGCATCATCTGGGATACATCAAGTGCGGGAATAACAACAGGGCTTCCATTGATCGTGAGAACAAAATTGCCGATAGGCACACAAATAAAATTGAAGCCGAGACCAACAGCACATATCCAGCCCACTGCGGGTCTCCATCCTGCCACGAACATCGAGGAACTAGCAGCTTCAGTACGATTAACTTCAATTTGGGACTTAGCAATTTCATGGGCCTGTCTTTCTGCTAACGTGGCTATCTCATGGGCGAGCCTAGCCTTTTCTGTAGGATCTGGGATTATCTTGTCAAGCAAGCCCATCACGGGGCCAATCAACGCCTCAATCATTTCAGCTCCCTAAAACCGCACTGGCTATCACAAAGATAGCGTACAAACCTATGAGTCCAAGACAGCCCGCAACAACAATACTTGCATATTGCCAGCGTTTATTGATCTTCTTAATTCTTTCGTTACGCTCTAAGAGTCTAGCCTTGCGTGCTTCTGCTTGAAACTTAACGAAGTCATCCCATAAGCCAGCTCTACCGTAATACTGCATCAACTCTCTGAGTTCGTCTTCGGCTTGTTTAATCTGCTCA